TGTCGAATGTCGGGACGGCTTTGAGCACCGCGTTGCGATAGTCCACGCGCGACTCGTCCATGACGTCCTGGATCGTCTGATCATCAAAGAGCGGAGATGTCCCGGTGTCGTTAATGAGCACACGAACCCGCATGATGAGATCCGTCATCGTGCTACGTACTGCCATAGATCATAGCCTCTCTGTTCCGACTGGCTACGGGCGGCCCTCGGTGAGATCCACCTGATACGTGATCGACGGCGTTGCGGATGCGCCGGGTGCAATAGTACACGTGGCCTTGATTTGCGTCCCATTGGCAACAGACGTAGGCGAGATTTCAAAGGGAATGAAAACCTCGCCAGCGACAGAGCCAGACGTCGGCAGCGTCAGCGGATCGGACTTGGCTTCCGTGTAGAAGTTCGAGCCGCCATCGTGCGAGACATCGATGCTGAATGTGGCGGTGCTTGTTGCGGTGCCGCTGCTACCAGCGCTGTAGAGCACGCGCGCTTTCAGTCCACGACGCGGTGTGCCACCGGGCAACGTGAGCGCTGCTCCGCTAAAGGTGGAGGTCTTCGTGACGCTCGCTTGCAACTGGATGAGTGCGTCAGTTGGCATTATTTCTTTCCTTTCGATGACTTCGGCGGCGTCGTAACACCCGCTTCCTCGCCATTGTTCTCGGCGGCATTGTCCACTGGCTCACTTGCGACAAACTCACTCTCTACTGGTTCACTCGCAGACGTCGCAGCGTCGTCGAGTCCATGCGCGTGTGCCAGATGCGTGACGAGATCGCTCAGAAGATTGCCGAGGTGGAAGTCGCGCAGTTTGATGCTTGCGACATCAGCGCGCAACTTCTCTAATTCGGATTGCAGCATGTTCATGGCATTCATCCTTACGCGAGCTTGATGTTATGCAGTCGCGCAATGCTACGGGTTGACGTGTTCATAAAGCCAACAGCCCAGTTAATGTTCGTTCTATAAATCACGCCGTTGTTAATCAGCCCCAAGTCTTCGGCCTGGATGTCATCGAACTGCCAGCCAAAGAAGTGATCGGTACCGAAATTCACTGCGTAGATTGAGGTAAATGTGCCGCCAGTTTTCGCGGCGCCATCAGCAGTCTCGGTGGTGGTGATGATGCGCGTGGACTGATCAGCTTTGTAGCCAGGATCGCGAACAATCGCGCCTTTGTACATCTGGATGGTGCGGTTGAACTGATCCTGCATGACGGTGAAACCACCAGATGTGCCCATTTTACGCACCGCCTTGGCAAAGCGGCGCTGCATGACTTCGTTCAGGTAAACCACGACACCTTCGCCATTCGGGCTATCAACGCTCCACAAGAGCTGGTCCATGTACTCGATAAAGTCGTTGGCAGTGTCGGCTGTCAGGCCAGAGTCAGAGAGATCAACGCCACCTGCGTCGATGCTGTTCTCAGGACGCACGCCATAGGTGCCGCCGTTTGCAATGCGATAGGCCAGTCCCACGGGCGCATTGGCGTCTCCGGTGATGTGGTCATTCCAGAAGAATTTGTAGTTGACGTCGTAGGTGAGCGCTTTGAGATATGCCTCTTCCTGGACGGCGCGAGGGTTGACGATGGCCGTTTCGTCCTCAACGAACATGCGGTCAACGTCGATGTAGTTGCGCACAATAAAGAGTTGTTCCTGGTACGGCGTCGGTGTGCCTTTAGTCGTGACACCCTCACTGTTGAGCGCGGCCCAGTTGATCGTTGGCAGGTTGCCCTCGAAGCGCACGCCGTTGGCGACGAGCACTTTCTTATTAATCAGCGGCACATCCTGGAGGATGTTACCGTAGTCGATCAGCGAGTACGTGACGGCTTTGACCATATCGCTGTTGGAGGTCAGCGCGTAGTCCGCCAATGTGACGCTGTTGGATGCAATAGTCATTGCAAGCTCCTATCATCCCCTGCGTAAGCAACCCGCGAATCTGCCGATTGACTACGTACGAGATACAAGATTGTTTGGTTGTTATGAGCGCCGATGAATATCAGTCAGGCGCACAGGCTTGCCAGGATTTGTCGTTGTCGGCGGCGCTATCTGTGTCCGCCCTGGATTCATCGCTGGAAGAGCAGGTGCAGCGGGCCTCGCGGGCGTAGTGGGCGCACTATTCGCGCTGGTTGCGGGCGTTGCAGGCGGCTCAGCAGGTTGCGGACCCAGATACGGTTTGCTCTTGAGCAACGCATCCAGCGCCTTGTCCACGTTCGTAGGCATTCCATCCTCGCCATATTCCAGGCTGCCTTGAATGGCCAGGGCGGCAAGCTCAGGATCGATGATACCTTTGGCTTGCGCGGCCATACGGACCTGTGCTGTGGCGAGTTGCTGCTGATAGGTTTTGACTCGCTGTTCTGCTTCTGCGTGCTGCTTCTTCACGCGCTCAATTTCGCTCAGTTGCGCCTCGTCAGCGGCTTTCTTTGCGGCCTCTGCTTCGGCTTGCTGCTTATCGTAGTTGGCGCGGAATTTGCGATGACGTTCCAGTTCCTCCGTGGCATTGCCGTTTTTATGTCGTAAATCAGCAAGTTCCTTGAGCGCTTCCTCAAGCGTCAAAGCCGGTGCTGCCGGGGGCGTCGCGCTCCCTGGAGCAGTGCCCGTCACGGGCGTCTCTG